GAATATCGGCTACTCGATAATGTCGAGGGTCAAGGTATTCTAGGCGGGTGTTTGGGTGTAATAAACCGCCATTGTTAGCGGTACACCATATGCAATCACCCCACCTGGGGCGTTATCAATAGTAAATTGTTAAAGTACCCAGACATAATACCAGATAATCAACCAATGTCAAGCCCCCCTATACAATGACAAGGTATACAGGGTCAGATCAGCATATGACAGGGTACAAGGTGACTGACTAGCAAGTGTCAAGGTTCACAGGGTTAGTGGCGGTTGGTGGTTGGTTAGGGGGCTTGGGTGAGGGGTAGTGTAACTTGATGTCGACAAGCAGTAAAACCCCAAGGCATGGCGTAAAATGTATATTGTGCGACCCTTGCTACCAGGCGTAGTGGTACACCACCCCCCAGACACCCCCCCCATACTATATATACACCCCACCAGTACCCCCACCCCTCACACCAGATCACCAGGCACGGGTCAGAGGGGGTCAGGGGTCTTTAGAGGTGGTGGGGAGTTACAACCCCCGAAATAATATATTACTACCTCCCACACATGGACACCCTTTCCCACACCCCCCTCCCCTTTCCTCAAGTAGACACCCCTAGGCTAGAGTTTTTTTCTGATTCTGGACAGTTTATGTCATTAAATTAGTGCTAGACATGGTATTTGTATATGGTATTATCATTAAATCAATGCGAACTACACTCTATATACCCGATGAGTTCTACCAGAGGATAAAAGAATCCTACAAGGCAAAGGGTTACAACACTATTAACGACCTCCTCCTAGCCCTCATACGTCATTATTTTAATGCGAAGGATGATAATAGTCATCAATTTAATGCAGGGAAGGTAGACACCTCAAGTGGAGCTGTTACCGTTAAGATGCCTAAGGTAGAACTAGCTCACCCTCCTGAAAAGGAGAAGCCAGTAAAGAAACCTAAGGTAGACCACTCTGGGTATATGTGTAAACATGGACGACCCAGACATCTGTGTGAGTTCAAAGGAAGTAAAACTAAATGCGAAGCCTAATACATAAAATATGTTTCGTTGAGGAAGATGGAAAGGTATTTGTCCACACCCATATTCCCGATGAAAACGGCGAGCTAAAGCTCGTCAAACTGGAATACCATGCTGGAGATATTGACCCGCTCCTAACCATGATATTCAATAAACTAGAAGAATTGATAGATAGGATGAATGATGAAAGTTGATGGCTATAACGACTGTATCATTGGAACCTGTTACCGATTTGGGCAAGAGCCTATAGTTGCCTACTCTCGTAATAAGATAATTAAAAAGTTAATGAAAGAGATGACCGAAGAAGAAGCTGAAGAATACTTTGAATTTAATATCATAGGAGCATGGGTGGGCGATAAGACTCCCTGCTTTATAGATTATGAAAATACTAAATGAAAACAAACCTGGAAAGATTGAGAAGCTCAACTGCGTTAGCTGTAAGGAGCTGTTAATCAAAGTCTATCCCTGGTGTCCAGGGTGGCAGACTCCCCGAATGGGTCTGTACTGCAAGAAACCTGCGTGTCAAAACAAGTTAGCTCGCAGGATTGTACGTTAATATCTTAAATGCTGGAGTCACTCAACAAGCTGTTATGCACGGCTAGAGTAGACAGGAAGCCCCGTGAGGGGTAATCGGACTGACGGAATAATCAAAGGTTAGCCTGATTCTCGCAAGAGTGAATGTCGTACCGTACCCATTTGTTTACGCTTAACCGCTACATTTGGTTGTTACAACAAAACAGTGCAGAGGGTACATTGTTGCTAGGCTCTGCTTCGGTCTATGTACGGAGCTTGCAAGCGAGGCGGTAGGAAACTATCTCTTAGGCTACTTGCGAAGGCTAGATTGATGTATTCTTAGCCTCCAGCATTTAGGGTATTAAAAGGAGATAAATGGGAAAAAAAGACGGCAGACCTAAAGTGATGACAAGACCTTGTAACAATTGTGGAAAACCCTATGAAGCTAAGAAGAAAGTAAACGGATATACCCAGTTCTGTAAGATTTGTACTCCCCTAAGACCGTGGTCTAAAAATATGCCCTATGGAAGTTAGCTGTGCTATAACAGTGTCAGATGAAAAACAAACTCGCCCTATTCCTTTACAAGATACTTATTAAGCTAATTACTAAGTTGAATGGAGGGATGATAGACATATCAGACCGTAGATGAAGAACATCACTCCCAAGCTGAAGAAGATGTATGTGGATAAAGGAATTACCTTTTGTGAGTTAAAGTTCGCCGACTGTCTAAACAACTGGGCTTTAGGGTTTGCCCATCGCCATAAAAGAAGATGGTATTTGGGTCAAGAAGAAAAACTAACAGATTTCAACCAAACTATCCTTGCCTGTCAGGTTTGTCATGAAGCGATAGAATATGATAAAGAACTTACCAGGAATGTATTTAATCGATTGAGGGGAAAAGAAGATGGCAACAACACCTAGCTCTAAAACAATAGACTTCAGTAAACTGAAGGGATTAGCTGATTTTGAATTTCCAGATGCAGACTTCTTCAAGAAGCCAGACATTAAGAAAAAGGACATTACTGCCTTTAAGACCCCCGAACGAGAGAAAGCCTACGAAGCCTATGTTAGATGGGCGGCTAGTCCTACGGCATTAAGAGAACCCAAGACAGATAAAGACTTTGAGAGATTATGGAAACTCCCCACTGATACCGTATATATGTCGTTTAAGAAGCGACCTGACTTCTACGAGAGGAAGATGAAGTGTTTTTGGGATTGGGTGTTCGATAGGTTCCCCGATGTCATCCACGCTGTCTATCGAAGGGCTGTTCAGAACTCTACGGCTGACGCAAAAATCTTTGCCGAGCTGGTAGCGAAGCGAATGGAAGTTCAGGCTCCCAAACCGCAGATGCCTCCGTTCATGTTGATTGGTGTCCCTCAGGATAAAATCAATGCGTTGTTCGTGCCTGAGGGATATAACGAATCGGTTGACGGCGAGGTTGTTGATGGAAACAACTGACCAATTTAAGATTGAACCCACACCCAAGCAAACGGAGTTTGTACTGTCTACCGCAAAGTTTTCATGTTTTAGTGGAGGATTTGGAAATGGAAAGACAACGGCTGGATGCTTAAAAGCATTGATGCTATCGCAATTTCCTGGCAACCTAGGTTTAGTTGGTCGTCTTACTTATCCAGAGTTAAGAGATACCACCCGCCGTGCCTTCTTCGATTTATGTCCTCCCGAATACTACGACAAAGAGTTTGGTGGGGAATGGCGTAGGAGTGAGAACCATTTGGTTCTAGCTAATGGAAGTGAAATCTTATTTAGGCATTTAGATACTATCTCCGAGAAAGAACTGCTCTCACTTAACTTGGGTTGGTTTTACATCGACCAAGCTGAGGAAATAAATGAGCGTGTCTTTATGACCCTCCAATCTCGTTTGCGTTTGAATACTGTCCCCCGCCGCTACGGATTCGTTACCTGTAACCCCGAACCTGGAAACTGGATTTACGATAGGTTTGCTAAACCATCTATGGAAGGCACACTTCACTCTGACCATTTCTATATCTCAGCCACCACAAGAGATAATCCCCATCTACCTGCGGATTATGTTCCGACATTATTACAGTCTTATCCAGAAGAACTCATCAAAAGATACATTGAAGGCAAGTGGGAGGTGTTTGAGGGGCAGATATACCCAGAGTTTGACCGATCTATTCATGTCATAAAGCCGTTTCAGATACCTAAAGCGTGGGAGAGGTTGGTTGCAATCGACTATGGAATGGTTAATCCCACCGCCGTACTGTGGGGAGCTATTGATTACGATGGAAATATGTACATTTACGATGAATACTACCAACCAGGAGTTGTGTCGGAGAGTGCAAAAGCAATTCTAGCTAAGTCGGAAGGACAAGAAATATCATTCTGGTTAATTGACCCATCCACTACAGCTAAGAATCGTGAGAAGAATGGGATGCCGTGGTCGATTATGGAGGAGTTTGAGGACTATGGTATTTGGGCAACACCAGCCAATCACGAAATGCTTGGTGGACTTAACCGTGTAAAAGAGTTTCTAAAGTTAGATGATAAGAGAGTAAGTCCAATCACTAAGACTCATCCAGCACCACGACTATATATAATGAGCAACTGCGTTAACCTTATTTGGGAGTTCCCACAGTACCAATGGAAGAAGATGCACAACCTAACTAATAGAAATGAAATAGAACGACCCCGTGATTTTAATGACCACGCATTAGACGCTTTAAGATATATGATAATGTCACGGTTCCCATCCCCCACTAAGAATCCCAGAGGGATAAGTATGATTTCTCCGTTAGTAAGAGAAGCCGCCTCACCTATGACTGGTTCATTCCCCCAGTCAGTACAAGGCGATTCACAATTTGGTCAGTTCGGAGAAACTTCGAGCCTGTATACTAATAGCCAAGGAGAAGATGAATGGAGCCAAAATTAAAAACGGATGAGC